AGTCTCCTCTACCATCATTGTTCCTTTAATCACTTTGATAGTTTCAAATTCGTTAAAAATTAAAACGTCAAAACAATTTCTTCCAGCTTTTAGTTCTATTGTATCTTCTTTGCTCATAGTTAAAAAGATTCTTCCAAGAGATTCAGAAATGGAAGTTTGAAAACTTTTATAAGAAGAAGATGTTGAATGTTTTCTTATTTTAGCAACTGCTTGATATCCAGCTAACTGTAGAGGCTCACCATTAAATTGATCAATCACAAATGAGACTGAAAAATCTGTTCCTTTATAAATTGTAGGACTGGTGATCTCTTGAACTGCCATTAGTTAGTAAATGCTACTTTATTTGCCTTAATAGATGAGTTTGTGAAAATGACATCCGTAGGAGTTTTTTGCACAAATTCTACAGTATAACGAGGTAAAGTAAAACTATTTGTTGTAGCTGCACCAACTGAAGTTGAAATGCTCACTGTTATTTCTCCTCCAGTATCATTACATAAACGAACACAAGAGGCAGAATTTATACTTGTAGCAGCTCCTGCAGTTGTTGGTGTAGAGATTTGAGTTTCAATAACTTTAGTAATCTGCATAATTATAATACGTTTTCAATTATTATTTATGCTATCTACTTATTTCTTCCCAATCAATAGAGGCATGAACAGATGAGTTATCTAAACTAGAAGAAACTGCCAAGGTTATTTCATATGGAGAATTTGTTAATGAATTTCTTTCTAATTGAAATCTAAACAGAGCTTCTCTTAAGATATTGATGTTTGTGTTATTTTGATTGGAAGCACTAAAATAACCTGAGGCCATTACTCTTCCACCTGTTATACCGCCTCCATCTATTTTATATTCAACGGCGGACTCTAATCCTGAATCTACCCAGGAAGTACCACTCGTTACACCATTAAATATCACTCTCCAATTGTAATTAGCATTGTTTGTTATACCCATGATAGATAATGCTGTAATAATAACAATGGCATTTAATCTATCTGGATTTGATTTTAATCTTACTGATAAAATTGGATATAATACCCCATTTGATGCGAGAGTAATAGGAGAAGAAACTGGAGTTCCAATGGATTGCTGCAGACCTCTTATTTCATATCCTCCATCCGAAATAACAGTTGAACAAATTTGTTTTAATGTGCTAGCACTTGTTGTTATTCCTGTATTAAAAATTTCATATCGAAGAGGCAGACTTGCCGTAGACATGTATGTTGAATCAATTATATTAGAATGTCTAAACGTATGAGCAAGAATTGGCTTCCCGTCAATAATAAAACCTGCCCTTACGTTTCCAACTCCTAGCCACTCAATATCTGTCCAAAATATTTGTGCTTTTTCTGAGTTTAATTTAATTCCAGATGGATTGGAAACACCAACCCCAACCATTGTATCACCGTTCCATTCTACTTGTGATACTCTCGTGTCTGTAGTAATACCAGATACTTCACTTCTTTTTACGATATAAAAATTTGAATTTTCTTGCTCGAAAAATATTCCATTTTTATCATCATAATATCCAATTCTTTGAGTGAGATTATTCTTCGGAGCACCCATAACTCCAGTATTATCAATCGTCAATCCTTTTCCAGGTTGATAAGAAAATACTTTAGTTGTTTCTCTAAGAATCTGACAAGTTGCCGCAGTTCCTACAGTTAAATCAATAAGACCTTGAGTAGAATTGAAGCTGTATGTGCTCCCTGCGCCAACAACTTTAGTCACCCAAAGACCATTATCTCTATACCGGTGAGAAGAATCAAAAAGCGTTATGGGATTTGCAACTTTTAATCGACCAAAGGCATCATAAAGATTCTTACTGGGTTCATATAAATGAGACATTAAACTACTCTCCAACCATTTCGGTATATTAAAGTTAATGAACCATAATCTATAGCTATTGTTACCTTTTCTTTTCCATCAATTGTATCGGTTCCAGATGGAAGAATTTCAATATAGCGATTAGTTCCTTGAGATGCCTGGCCTAATTCATCTTTAATAACATAACAAGTTCCAGTCTCTACATTTTCTGGTAAAGTAATTGTTACTGGACCTAGATGATTTACACCAATATAATAATCCTCATCAGTTGGTGTATAGGATGAATTAGTTACGGAAACAGTAGCATAACGCATCCCATTACTTCCGCAATCAGCTCCTTCCCATTTTTTAATACTAGAATTGTATCTTACAAACTTATTGCGTTGTTTAACGCTGTTTCTAAAAATATCATCAAGAAATTCAAATCTGACTTCTCCGCCGCCACCAAGAGTAGAAAGTTGCTGTTGAACTCTAGATGTTTTTGAAAGGCTTCAACGGTTAAGAAATTTTGATTTAGAGGAGTTAATGGATCTGAATTTTTTGTAGTAGTTGGCTCAGCTAATAAACCTAAAGATTTTTCTAATAATGTGTTTTCAGTAAAAACTTCTTTTTTTACGGGTTTAGGAGATATTTCTTCTTTTAGTGGCTTAATAAAAAAATCCTCAAAAGATGAAGAGATTAGTTCTTCATCTTTTAAGTGTTGATTATGTTTTTCTTTACTAACAGCTTTGAAAAAATCTCTTAATTCGGTCATTCATCTTCAGAATTATTAAATAATGAAGCTGAAACCTCGGGAACAAGCTCATCAACTTTATCATGAGCTTTAGATGATAGGATTTGTTTAATAATATCACTAATTTGTGCAGGAGATTCGTCTGAGGCGATAAGATCTAGAAGGTCATTCATATTTTATAATTGAACTAAGTCTATTTAGATTTCACCACCTTTGGGTGGTTTGATATCTGGAGTGATGGGAACCTTTCCAGATTGTCCTTTTATATTATCTGGTTCAGATGATGCCTGATTAACATCTACAGGAGGCTGTTCTTGTGGCATATCTATAGGCTGTCCTGTTTGTGGATCTACTTGAACATTGGGGTCAAAAATTATCCCAGCGTCAATTTCTTTTTGCATGATTTCATCTTGTTCAATAATTTCTTCATCCCCTTGACGAAGAATTTTACGTCTGACATAATCTTGAGAGAAATACTTACCAACATATGGTTGAGCCATAGATGCGATGTTTAGACGATCTGTGAACAATTCTGATTCTTTTAGCTCAGCAAAATGATTATCATACAGATAATCGAATTGCACGTGCTCTTTCATTCTCTTCCATTCGTCTGGAGTGACAATGTTTTTGAGTATTAATTGAGTTCCTAAAAGATCTTTGAAAAGATTAGAAAACTTTTTGCGAAGTCTTCCAACAAATTTTGTGAATTTTATCTCGTCTCTTAAAATTTCTGTGGATCTACCAAGATTGAAACCACTATCTCCACCAATACGAGTTTCAGGAACACCTAAAGACTTATAAAGATTTCGTTTAAAGTATTCTAAATCTTCTAATTCTCCGAGGTTACTATTTTTAGTAAAAACACCACAAGAAAGAGAAAAAGTATGATAATTGTGAAGGACTTCCTCGGAGTCGATAGTTAATGTTCCAACTTCAATTTCATCTTCAAGATATTCAATACTTTCAATATAGATTTGCTCATCTTTTAATGCGTTATTATTAGTAGAAATCATTTCTTGATTTACAACTAAGTCTTTAGCTTCCACGAATCCTGTGTTGCAGATAGGGAATTTGTGATCATATGTGCAGATGATATTTTCTTTATTGCTAAGAGAAATTTTTAATACTTTAGCACTTTTTTGTGTAACTCCTGCCCAGGATATAATACCAATAGCCGGCATACCAGTAATTGGATGGCACGAATAAGTTAAAAGTGTTTTACCTTCCGATAACTCTTTTTCAATTTCTAAAATACTGAGATTTCTTCCATCCATTAATAAAACCTTTGTATTCATAGAAAGACAACCTGCTTCAAGAGTTTTAACCTCAGTTCCTCGACTATCTCCTCGACGAGGGAACCAATAATCCTCCATCAAACTAACAAAGCGCCTAGAATTGTCAATCTCTCCAGTCTGAGTATTATAATTCATTTTGGTTCTATAGCGCATCATAGTTTCACGAAGATACTGATCCGCTTTTATATTGCTTAATCCTCCAACATCAACGTAGAAGATTCTTTTTTCTGAACTTCTACTAAGACGATAAATTATGATGCTGTCTTCAATCATTCTTAATTGGTTAAGAGATTTAATGGCTCTATTCAGCCAAGAAAGAACTGTTCCCTTGTTACCATCAATTAATCCTGAATTGCAATAAGCTATTGAATCTTTTGTAAATTTCAGGCCTTTTTCTGCAGTAGATAATCCTTCTGCTGGACCAGGAGAACCAACTGGATAGGATTGATTTGGGTTATAAATGAAATACTCTTCTATTTCTGGAAATGTAAGACTGCTAGTGGATTCATTAGTATATGTCCGAGTTGCTGCAGTTTCACCCTTTTGCTTTTTAAGTTGTCTAACGTAGCGAATTTTTAAGGAATTGATATATCTTAAATCTTGAATACCAGCATGAGGATCTTTGAGATCAATCAATTTGTGATAATGAATTCTTCCATCAATATACCAGTTTCTAAAAATCTCATGACATTTATTATCAAAATCTAATAACTCAAGAATATATCTAAATTCTCTGCGAATAGAATCTTTAATATTATCACTAGCATTGAGATTCGATAGTTCAATTTGAACCGGGGAATCGTTGGTATCCGAGACTATAGCTTCATTAACAATATCTTCAATGGCACTGTCAACCTCATGGTGAAGTGCCATTTCTCGGTATCTACGAATCAAATCATATTCAGTTCTGTAGACTCCTTCAATATCAATGTAAGAAGCGAAAAATCCAGTTGTTAGGTAATGTTCAGATCCATCTTCATTGTTTGGAGGTATTGGAGATACTGCCGTTTTTGGTAGCATCTCCGCATCATCAAAAGAAAATCCAAATAATTTAGACATTATTAATTCGTTTTAGATCGACCTATTTATATCAATTTACTGGGCTATTTACAATATCAGAAACACCATTAGCATCACCACCAGTCCAGTGAGTCATTTGGAATTCAACAACAAAGGTTTGAATTTGATCTATAGAATCATAGTTGAGATCAATAGCACTTACATTGCTCGGCCAAATGTTATGAATAACATAAGTTCTAATGGGCCGAACTTCTGTTCCACTTGTAGCATTGGAAATACTTCTTGATTCAATTCCAGTATCAGCACCTCGGCCTAGTTGTTGAACATATGCTACTGCAGCCATATATGACTCTGGATTTGTAACACCAGTACCACTATCTAAACGATTGATAGCATTAGACCAACGTTCAAAGGCAGTACGAATTTTGAAGTTTTCATCATTAATGACTGTGATGCTCCAAGGATCGTGTGTTCTATCTCCAGGAACTTTTAAGGACCTTCCTCTAAAAGAAACATCGACAGGATTAATATTTGCCGCAGGAATAGGTCCACCTTTACACATAAAGGTAAAGGTTTCGTTATCCCAACCGGTAACAATACTGGGAAATGCCGGAATACTAATTTCAAAAAGATTAGAACGAGCCCCACCGCCAGCTAATTTACTTTTGAAACCAGTGATTGTTTTTAATGTTGCCATTTAGTTTAAAACCTCCGTTTTTTGTATAGAAATAAATTAACTACGACCAATCACTTCTTCAAAACTTACACCGTTGCGAGTAGCTGTAAATGTAAGGGTCACATAATTAATAGATTTAACTGGTTTAAGATAAATATCTGCTCTAAATTCGTTATTAGTTATTACATCTGGTGTATTATTGGATGTATCACAGATAACGAAAAAGTCATAGAGACCACCTTTATTGAGGATGTCTCTCAGATAGGGCTCTACTTGATTGATAAAGTTTAATCTTGTGGCCTCAGTGTTGTTATCAAATAGAATGGAATTTGCAATAGAACCAATTCCTTGTTGAACAGTTAAAAATAATCTACGAACATTAATTCTATCAAAATCTGAAGGATAACCGAGAGCAGTCTTATCACCCCACAGTAAAGGACCAAATCCAGGAAGATTAACAATAGAATTAATCCGTGCAGGATATAGACGATCTCTTTGACTTAAATCTGGGCTATAAGCTAGATTGATAGCACTATTAAGAACACCTCTAGTTTGACCTGCAGGAGAATACCAGGGGAATGAAGTGATGCTAGTACGGAGCATTAACCCAGCAACATCCGCATTGCAGGGAATATAGCGATATCTATTATTAAATCTATCAAACACATATTTATAGCCGCTATCAAAAACCGCATAGGAACTACTGGATAGAGAAGAATAGAAATTAATAACATTCGTTGTCTGAATTTCGCTATTAGTTAAACCGACCACATCAGTTCTGTGAGGAGAGATAGTTGCAATACAATCTTTTCTCTGATTGGCAATACTGATAAGTTGATTAGCTTTAGCCTGAGAATCAACTTTGTTGATATATCCAGGACCCATAATAAGATAATCCAGTGGATACCTTTCCTTATTTGCAAATAATTGATAGCCTGAAACGATATCGGCAAGAGAGGGGAGCATTCCACCATTGGATGAATAATCTTTACCACCTAATAGAGAATAGACGGAATTTCCGATTGCACTAAAAGTTTTACTTTGAGCTGGGAGATTCCACAATCCATCACTATTCGTAATAGCAGTAAAACCGCTGCTAAAAGCTGTAGAATAAACTGTTTCGTTATTGCTATTATCGGAAGGATTATCGCCAACATAAATGTAGGCAGAATAATTAGCCAGATAATCTTTCCAGAAGATATTAAGAGGAGCATTTACTGAAGATCTCCCATCACTGGCTTTAGAGAGGTTCAAATGCTTTTCAAGAAGATTTCCTTGAATACCAGTAATAGAACCAGTATCATCAATTACGGCAACATGAATGGTATCGTTTCTACCATTGCGCTCTAGTGAATACTGATTGGTTGTCGGTTTAGGAGCAATAGATTTCCAATAAATTGTGCTATTTGACAATGGAATAACTTGCTCATTAAACCAGTCTTTAACCACAGAGGCAGTTGTAGTTGCAACGCCAACACCACTAGAATTATAGATTGAGATTGTATTGTTTGTTAAGAATGATCTTAATTGTGAACCCTCAGCATAAGTTACAGGAGTTTCGGTATTAGTTGAACTAACAACGGAAGTAATTTTTACATCAATAGTGCTATTACCAACACCAGTAACAATAGCTTTTAGATAGCCATTGAACAGTGTGGTTGTCCCAATTCCAGCAGAAGGTTGATTAACTAAAGGTGTAGTAACTCCCAATCCAATGACACCAGATGTAGCAGCAGCTCCAACAGTAAGAATTTGATCTGCCTTATCGTCAATAATAGCAACTTTAAGACTATTAGCCCACTGACCAGGAGTTTTAGCGGCAAAGATATAGTTTTTAATATCCCCTGTATGATTAAGGTTATAGTCGTCAAAATTTTTAATTTTTAGGGAAACTTCTCCAACAGTTGAGATACCAGTTGCATCATGCTTAGAGTTTGCATTAACTAAATTAGAACCATCGCATCTAATTACGTTAAGATTTCCACCATAAGAAAGAAAAGAAGAAGCACAATGCCAATACTCATATTGAGCATCAGCATCCTGAGGTTTTCCGAAAACATTTAGAAGCTCTTGTTCATTTCTGATAGTTACAGCCTCTTCGACTGGCCCAATGCTAAATGGACCCACAATGGCTCCAATGTTATCAACAACATTATCAACACGACCTTTTGTTTGATCAACTTCTCTAACAATATAACCAGGAGATAATTGGGGTGTAGCCATTTTATGTCTATTTTCAATATGTCTTAATAGTATTTATTAAAAATATCTTTTAAAAGTTATATTTCCAATAATAAGAAAAGTCATTTTCATCACTAAACCATAAAACACCTTCACTATCAACTTCAGCACTATCAGAACCACTATTTATAAACCCAAATGGTATGCGATCATTAGATTCAATTTCCTGTTCATGCTCTTCTCTAATTTTCTTACGAATATCAGTCTCAGTCATTTCCTTAAAATAATCTTGAGTTGCTACCCAAGCAAATAAAATAAGACATGCAACTAAGTCATCATTTTTACCTTCTTCAGCACTAAAACTATTATAGCGAGAAACAAATGTTGTCAATTCTTCGATAATATTAATATCATTAAAGATGAGCTTATCTTCTTCAATAAAAGTTTTCAAATTCATACAACCAGCTCTTTTCACGGGTTTTGACATTTTCACGCCATACTTTACACCCTTTCCTCCAAAATTTTGACCCGCAATTTGACCACCTCTACCAGTTGTTTTAGTTTGAATGACATTAGGATAAGAATATTCTAGATATAAAATGTTTGCAACTTGAGAATCATTATTAACTTCGCAAAGAATATATGCATTATTATATGCCTTTCCTACAGGTTCAATCACATCTGGGAACCTTAAGCTAGGTATAGAGTTGTTCCTATATTTTGCAACAACTCTGTAAGGAATTTGTGTAACATCAAAGACTATAAACACTGAATAGTCTAATTCTACACCTTCAGCGACATCGACAGTTATTAGATAAGTTTTCTCGGGATCAGGTTCTTCGTAAATATCCAAAAGATCTTGAGTTCTTATTGGATGATCTATTGTTAAATTGGCTAATTTTGACCCACTAATCAAAGTATCTGTAGATCCTAGAAAATTACATTCAAATTCTGCATCCCATTTAGTTTCACCAACGTTTGCAATTGTTTCTAATTTGAATTTCTCATCTCTACCAGGAACATCTTGCCAATATACTCTAGTTGGAATGTACTTATTCTTATGTTTTACTGAATCATCCCACATTTTATAGAAATGATTCATACCGCAAGGTGTAGAGACAATTATAACCTTAGAGTCTTTACCCGATGTGATCACCGGATATACCGAACTCATAAAATTATCTGCAACTTGACTCGGAACGAAAGCAAATTCGTCGAGGAAAATAATGTTATAAGCACCACCACGAATAGAGGATGCTGATGAGGATGCTGAAATAATCTTGGAGCCATTTTCCAATTCTAAAGAACCTTTATTCCAGGACAAAATACCTTGTTGAAGCCATTTTGGTAGATTTTCATAACCAGTTTGTAATCTACTCAAAAGTTCTCTGGCGGTGCTAGCTTTGTTTGCCAGAATTGCTATACTTACATTATCATTAAAAATAGCATAATGTAAAAGGAACGAAACAACTGTCGTAGAATTATGTGAAACAATCCCATTCGTGTAATATAGATTTTCTCCGTTTACATCGAGTAAATCGTACATGTTCGATCTACTTGAGGTTTTTTCTACACTTAAAACTTTCTCTGGTCCATCTATTGTCTGAATTCGATCTCCTAATGTCAATTCACTACAAAAGATATGAGACCAAGAATCGTCTAAAAATATATGATCATCGGCGCAAACTACTTCCTTTGTTTCCGTAGTTACTCTCCATTCATCATACTCAACTGTTTTTCCTATTCCTCGAAAATCTTGCCAGCCAGATGGTGTTTCTACTTCCCATTCGTCTGAATAAAATTCTTCAATAAATTTAGCCATATAAGAACTCAAGACAATGTTTTACTATTTTTTCAGGATGTTTCCGAAAATCCTTCTCGGCTACATGAAATATCAAATATCCCTCATTATTTAACAATTTATCTCTTTCAGAATCTTTTAATTTTCTTGGGTATTTGATTAAATGTTCACCATGCCAATAAGATCCATCAAATTCTATAATTTTCTTTGAATTTACATCTATAAAATCTGGAAATAATACCTTAGTTTTTAGGCTCAATGTATATTCATAATTTTTACCACTATAATCAGGGGATTTATTTTCATCAAGTTGAGCAAAATGAATGCTAGCTCGGTTTTCCTCTGAAATAGAATTGAATAATAGCCAAAATAATTTTTGTGATATTTTAGAGAATCCTTTTTTACGATC